GGGCACGGTTGCGGCCGTTAGCCGCGCCCCCCCCAACCAAGCTAGCCCCCCGGCTTCTAGGAGCGGGGTATCAGGACACTCAACAAATCCTGGCTTGGGGCGTGGTCCCTCTGAGCATCTTTCGGACCGAACCACCGGTCCTCATCAGTTGCTCTTACACCAATCATGCCTTCCTCTTCCTGGAACGCGCCTTTGGCTTAGGCTTAGGCTTTCCTTTCGAGGCTGAAGGCCTCAATGGTACCTGAGTCTGTCCCATCCGAGTGCGCAATGCTCCAGCTGCCATGCTCAAGACCTTGTCGCGAGCAGCCGCCAAGGCGGCCGTAGCGACAGGTCGAACTATGGGGTAGAGTCGTATTGCGGCAGCCCTCGCGAGATTGGCTATAGCCATCAAGTGAGTGGGATTCTCGAAGAAAGGCAACATACCCTGAACAACAATCTGCGCCTTATGCCACTCCTCCAAAGGTATGGTGGAGAAGCCCACAGGCCACAGCATGGATGTGTTCCGAAACTCATGGTGAACATCCACAGTTACCAGGAGATTTGTTGCCGGACTCGAGTAGTCCGTGAACCTCATAATGTTCAAATAGTCAAACGAATCGAGGTTCAAAAGCTGCGTAATGCCGCCATCAACGCCTAGCTGCCCACAATCTCTGAATGTGGAAGCTTTAACATCCGGAAGCGAGAAGGTGTAAAAACCCTTCTCAAGCAAACCGGTGTATCGGCAAGAGGCCGCAATGTCACTCGCCATCGACGTATAGTCGAAGGTAGCACTTAGCACTGGAGGATCCACGGCGCTCGAAGACACAATAACAGCCTCAACAGACCCCTCTTTCGACAACACGGCGGTTGTGTTCTGAAATAGGGCGCTACACGCATTTAGTCTGCAGGAGCTGTAGATCTTCGGCGCTAATGAAAACTCAGGAGCTGTTCTTAGCAACGGTGCCAGTGCTGTGATGGCAACAGGAGTGCCGGGCAGGAACGCGCTTGCACTGTTAGTCGAGGACTTGACCGTTAT